AAGCTGTAGGAAGTCTTTATCAATACTAGCAATAATGCTTTCGTAGTTACGTGCTACATGCTCTATCGCAATCGAATCATCCGCTTCTTGCCCGACGGAGACTTGGAAGTCCCAAGCCGACTCAAGATAGTCTCGAATAAGCTGGAGATGCTTAGGCTTAGGCGCAGTGCGGTTGCCCTTATAAGGTGCAGTTCTTGCGATGTCATTTCTAAAGTTATCCTTGCCAGTTAAGTAGCCCTGGTAGGTCTCAGCTTCGAGGTCCTCCCAGAGCATAGTCTCAATAAATGTAGCCACACGAGATATAACAATCTTCTCATTCTCTTCTTCAGTAGAGAAGCCTATGCGGTATCCAATAATGTCTCCATCTATTAAGACGTGTGACATTACAGAACGTCGTCCATCAAAGCATCTTTAGGACTATATTCTTGTAAGTCTGTTACAACAAGCTTCTTGATACTTGCACCGAAGCCTGGGTAAGGTTTAGGAAAAGGATAAGCACTTACGATTACCTTAGCTTTACTGCCGTTGGCAATACGCACATCTGTTGGTACATCGTTACCACTACCATCAACTGCTTTGATTTCGTAGTTGCTCTTAGCAGTGATGTAACTACCTTGCTCTGGTTTATTAGGTTTGTTGTTAACCTTCAAGCCTAGCTCTTCTAATGCTGCTACATCTTTCTCTGACAAGTTGCAAAGGTCTACTTGAAACTTACTGCTCATTGAATTGCGTTCATTGAGGCAAGCCCAAAAGAGGTCTGCATTAACTGTTACTGATTTACCTGTACTCATTGTATTACTCCTATTTAGTCTGTTTAGTTGAGTTACTATTATACCACAAAATTACTGCTCTGTCACTTCTGGTGTTACCACAGCCAACTGAGCCTGTGCCTGACTACGAACCTTGTTAATCAAGGCTTCTACTTGGGCAAAAGGCAACTGCCCTAGTCCTTGTAGTATACCATTTACTTCTTGAACTGTTAAATCTAATTTAATGTTTTCCATCATTTCTCCTTAGTGAACTTCTGCCCAATTTTTACCAACATGATATTCAGCCCCGATTGGGCAACGGAACTGTAATATATCTGCTACCTCTGCTGCTGAGTGAACGACCACTTCTCCTACCATATCTCCGTGTTCCATAGGAGTTTCGATTTGCACCTCGTCGTGGACCCATGCGACCATTCTGTACGGTATCCTTTTGGCTGCAAGGTTTTTCTTGATTTGAACAAGCCACTGCTTACTGATGATAGCCCCTGCACTTTGAAGTAACGTGTTAAGCGACGAATGGGCCGACCTGACCTTAAGCTGATAACCACCAAGCCCAGGTAGTGTTCCTTTCTCAGCAAGCCTTTCAACTTTTGACTTAAGCTTCCCATACGCAGGTACTGCTTTACAGAAACGATTAATGATGTCGGCTCCTTGTTTCGGAGTAGCACCAATAACTTTACCGACCTTGGTTGGGGATGCTCCGTAGAGAGTCGCATAAAGGACAGTCTTCGCAAGGTCTCTCGTCTCAACCCCGAAAGCTTGCTTATTTCTTTCGTGGACATCACCGTAGACTGTTTCATTTATGTATGCCTCATCATTAAGGTAATGAGCAAAGCATCGAAGCTCAATACCGCTAAGGTCGACACCCACCAATACGTTTCCGCTTTCAACCGTCCAGCAAGACCGAAACTCTTTTCCCAGCACTGCCCTAGTTGCAGGGACTTGTGCCATATTAGGGCTAGAGTGAGTAGCTCTACCAGTAACAGCACCAAAACCAATGACTTTACCATGAACTCTACCATCCTCTCCTAGTTTTTCTAACCATGAATCTAACTGTGATGCTCTCTTTTGTAGTGTCAAATACCTAGCGATTGGCTTAGCCTCTGGAAGTGATACCTCACTAAGGATTGTCTCATCAACGATAATTTGTCCCTTTTCAGTCGTCTTTGTAGGTTCCCAACCCTTAGACATAAGACGCTTCGATATCTGCTGCCTTGAGCCAACATTAAACACCTCAACATCATCCTTGAGCCGTTTACCAGTCTTCTCAGATACACGCTCAGTTGTAATGGGTGGGAAGATTTTCTGTAAGGCTTCTTCAATCTCTGCCATCTCGGTCTTAATCTCACAGAGCAACGTCTGTGCATACGGTGCGTCAAGTTTGAATCCATTGCGTTCCATCTCCGAAAGAATCACCTGCACTTCATATTCCAGCTTTACAGCCTCTGGTCCTATCTTATTCTTTTGTATCTCTGCTACTAACACATCAAATACTTTAGACGTAAGCTCTACATCTCGTATGCAATACGTTACCATCTCTTCGGTCAGGCCACCATCATAGTCTGAGAAGTCAATCTTCTCAAAGCCCAGTGTCTTACCCCAAGCATCTAAACTATGTCCGCCATCTCTAGAAGAATCAGAAAGACGAGAAAGCAAAAGAGTATCTTGGCATTGGGATTTCCTAATCTGTGTTCCCCATAAACGATTAAGCAAAGGAGCATCAAAAGCAAATCCATTATGGAAAATGATAAATGTAGCATTATTTAAATATTCCTTTAAGCCTTGTGCAGAACGCCATACAGTGATGTCATTAGTTTCTCTATGTAGTGTTACACAGCACCAGATTGTATTGTGGTCTAATGTTGTTTCAATATCGAGAACAATAGTCTTCATTACCAGCACTGTACCACAGAGCCGTTTACAACACAAGTAATAACTGTGCCGTCAGGCTGCACAATAATAGTCTGTGCCTGTGCTACTGTTACTAGACAAAACAAAAATACGCTAGTAATTATCTTCATGGCTTAACTCCTATGACCCCACCCTTAATTGAATAGGGATATTCTCTCTTACGATAAAAACAATATTCTATTCCATGGTTCACAGAGTAGAACGCCTCATACTGGAAAGTCTCAAAGCATCTTGGGTCTCCTACCTGGCTATTATACAGTACGTCTCTATGTATAATAACAACCCACACAACTGAACTACTTAGGAGGAGTAGGAGTAGGCTTCTCTTTCTTCTTAAAAATAGTATCCCAATTCTCCTCAAACTTCTTCCTATCTTCCACTGGTCTAGGTTTATCACCTTTGCCTCCATCTCTTCTCATAGTTTACTCTTTCCAAAAGTCTGAAACAGCATGAGATAACAAGTAACAAAATACTATTACCAAAATAGCTATTAAAAGAACAACAATCATTTTTTCCGTTTCTCCACTGCGTTATACCAGTCTTGTAGGTAAGTAATCAAATCTTCTTTGCTATTACCAATCAAGTTTAGCTTACCGTTACATGTAACAACTTGTACCTTTGACACATGAGCCTCGTCATCTACATGGCCTGTGATGAGCAGGACTGTGTGCATCTTAGATAAGGCTAAGAGAAGAATCCTCTGCCCTACCGTCATCTTCTCACCTTCACGCTTCCACTCACCGAAGATAAACTCACCTCTACGTTCAATAATCATATCGATGTTAGATGGCATGAAGCTAGGGTTAGTCGGTATCATTCCACGTAGGAAGCCAAAGTCTACATGAGAAGCATTCGCATTACGCATAGCAGGTATCATACCTTCTCCACTTCTGTCCATGCTGCAAAGTGACATAACTGTCCGTCTTTATCTTTGCAGTAACTATACATTCCATCAACGTGTCCAAACCAATATGTATCATCAAGGTCTACATCGTCATGTGCTGGAGGTACTCTCAATTCTTCATCAGTGATTTTAAACCAATCACCTTTACTCAATTCATATAGCTTCATAGTGTCTCCTGAATCTCTAACATCCGACCAGTGTCTTTGTTGTAGAGCAAGCTTGCACAGTGAGGACTGGTTAACCCACTGAAGCGATTCTTTAGAATACTAACCCTCGTGGTGTTACGTTCCATCGGGTCTTCATGCTGAGAATTTCTAACAAGGCCAATCACGATATCGCTAAGCTGAGCAATAGCACCTGAGCCTCTGAGTTGAGACAGCGACGTTGCAGCACCCTCTTCGTGTCCCTTAGACTCAGGACGCTTTAGGTGTGAGACAACAATCAAACTAACCCCAGTCTCCTGCACGAGCATACGAAGCTTGGTCATAAGTTCATCGATAGCTTTACGCTCATCACCATTAGACTGAGAGGATACAACCATGCTAATATGGTCAAGAAAGACGTAACGGCAGTCTGCTGCCTTGGCGAAATAGCGTATACGATTGACCACATTGTCGATATCAGTACTACCAAAGTTATCCCAAAAGAAAAGCCTATCAGTGCCAAGTGTAATATCAAACGCATTCTTTAACTCCTCAGGACTAACCTCAGTGTCAGGTAAGTGTAGTGGTTTATTTAGATGGAGCGACATAATACCACGAGCAGTCTTACGTACTGACTCCTCCATGAACATTAAGCCGATATTGTCGTTGGTAGTCTTAATCAAGTGCCATAGAATCTCACGTAAGAATTGAGACTTGCCTAGTCCTGAGCCTGCCGTGACTGTGATAAGTTCTGCTGGACGGATACCGTAGGTAAGTTCATTGACTCCAGGCCAAGGGTACATGGCTGACGATTTCTCCACAGGTCGATTAACTTCGTCCCATAGCGTAGAGCCTGCGATGATTCCATCAGGTGTCCACTGCTCTGCTGCCCACCATTGCTTGATGTAGTCTGCAGTCTTTCCTGCCTTAAGGTAGTCACAAGCATCTTTAAATCCCTTCAGATGTTTAACAATCTTGCACTTATTACCTAGCACTTCAGCTACTTCGTTGACAGCCTTCTGACCGACCTCATCCGCATCAAAGCATAGGTAGATATTCTCGAATGAAGATAACCACTCATAAGCCTGTTTAACATCCTTTAGAGCTGCTTGAGCACCGTTGCGTACTGAGACGTTAGCGTACTTGCTACCACTCATCTGAAAGCCTGCTAATGCGTCTAGCTCACCTTCATGGATGGTAACAGTCTTACCACCTTTAGCAAATATATTTTGACCAAAGAGCGTAGATGTTTTCCAGTCACCAGTAATGGCAAAAGTCTTAGTTCCTACGTTGCGTGATTTTGAGGCGATGATAGCCCCTTCTTCATTCGCATACGGATAGTACTGGTTAGTCCCGTCTTGGGACACACCATAGTGCTGACACGTTGCCTGAGTAATCCCTCGGTCAGGTATCGACTTGACTTCACCTTTGACTTCAATCATAACTTTCTTTCTCGGAGTTGCAACATAATCTTCATCGCCTTTAATATGATTAAGACATACAAAACAATGCTGATGATTATCATCCCAGAGTGAATTACCATCTGAGCTACCACATGCTTCACAGGGAATATGTTTTATTAAATTACTCATAGTCTATTTAGTTTCTATTTAGTTATTGTTTCTTTAATACATACTACTAAGATGATTATTACTATTAAGAATATTATCATATTAGTATTCATCATCTAAGAAGTCATCTAGATAGATGTCTAAATCGTCTATATCACTACTGCTTAGTAAGTCTACTCTGTCTTTATAAAGTATATCATCCTTGACAGTTTTCAAACAGGTTAAACACATGTCAAGAAACTGGTTAGTGTTTACTGACTTAATCGTTGACTCATAGTCAGTCAACAAGTTGTTACAACAATAACAGCGCATAGGGTCTCCAATGCTGTTTAGAAGGCTTTAAAGGGGTCTCTAAGACTCGTTCTACTGCTGGGTGATACCTACACCTCATCTTCTTCTTCATCGCCTCCTAGAGCTTCTCCTGATACATTGTCACAATCCCAAGGAAACCACTCACAATCCATCTGCTCAGGTGAATAAGTATTAGCTCGATTAACTTCAGGCATTATCTCCATTAAGGAAAGAGTCTCGTGAATCAGATTGTGTGTTATAATATACCTCATAATAGTTTCTAAACTCCTTAGCTAATTTTCTCCAAGTAGGCATATTAGTTTCTCCTACTTCTCCTTCATACAATGTAGAAGCAATCCCACCTCTGTTTAGTATAGCGATTAACTCTGCGTCTGTCATTTTATTAACTCCTTATAAATATTTAATACAGTATCTATTACTGAGGATACTGCGAATATAATCAATAATATATCTTCTCTGTTCATATTAGTTCCTATGATAAGCGTCATGGGGATGTGTGAACATGCTGGCTAATAGTTCATCAACGGACTTAAACCATTGAATTACTTTTAAGCCGTCTGCTTGATAGATGGTAAAGCTCACTTAGCCTCCGACATCTCACGATTAAGATGGTCTAAGCATTGTGTCAATACCTTCTTTAGCTTCACAAACTTCTTAGCATCATCTCTATCAAGTGTATCCGTACCTAGTATCTTATGCGAATTGATTTCCATCTTTACTAAATCTAGTAATGAAAATGTCTCTTCTGCTTCGGGGTGCTCACCAACATAAAGAAGCACTTGACCTTTACTATTTAGCCATACTTCTAAATCTATTTTAACTGTAATGTCACTCATTCTTTCACCACTTTCTTATAGTCTTTCAACATCCATGAATCAACGGCTTGGTCTACATGGTCGCCTGTGAGCCACACGTGCGTAGTCATCTTCCCGTCGCATAAGACAATAGCAGGTGCAATCTCTTCCTGTGGTACATCCCATGAGCCATCACGTAACCAGCGATAACGCTCAGCGTCTAAGAAGTTCTGATTGTCGCTTAACATCTTAGCAAACAGGTGTGCTCTATTATCCTCTTGTGCTTCGAGAGCATCAGCAGCCCTCATCAGGAGTGAGCGAGTAACGACGTACTCATCCTTATCAGCGTATGCTCTTAGTTGTTTAACGAGGTTCTCAACCATTTTTTACAGTCTCCGCAGAATGATACATGGACAAAATATCCATAATTACTTTACCTTCACCATATTTTAACATCATAGCGACTGCGTCGGCAAGTGTATTGTGGTAGCAAAATTCTTCCCACATTAGTTTAGCCTCTTCAGGAAACATCTCAGCCTGTGTATTAGTCATAGCCGTATTTCTCCACATGTGCAATAGCCTTATCATACGCTAAAGTTGCATAAAAGTCTTCTACTTCTTTCACGACAATCATCGGAGCATGCGACTGCGTAGGGTATTGCTCCAGCGTATAGCCTAGAGCCTTGAGCGCATCAGCCCATAAGTCTTCGTCAGGCATGGGATACTCATCCCTGAGAATGGTCTCAGTCCAGTACACGACGGCATCGTTAAAAGCCTCTTCGTCATCCTCATCGTCTTCAGGTTCATAATACCTATCTTCCGTATACATGGTTTAATCCTCCAAGTTAAGTAATAAGTGTAAGCCCTTTACTTCTAGCGTGCAACCACTAGCAACATAAGTAGCACCATTTGATTCTACATGCTGTACTGTAGCCTCAGGAAAGTTCTCATCCATAAAAGTAATCAAGTCATCTTTGGTATTAAAAAATATATCATGCTTCATTATAGCCCCTAACTAAATTGTAATTGTTGGTCAATCTCTTGGATTACTTCTTGAGCCTGCAGTGCATCTTCCTTGTCAGCTTCATAACACGCATTGGACGGCTCCATGTCATCTAAGTACCAGTCTGCAAAGTCTGAGAGTCTTTTAAGTTTCTCATACTGCTCGATTGTCATTGTGATATTCATACTTCCTCCTCTGCTGGTTCAAATTTAGGGCATGTGTACCCTTGCTTCAGTTTAATAATCCTAAAATCGTCAGGGTTCTCATCGCTTTCAATGTCTCCACACTCGAATGCGTCACGATAATCCTGTAAGTAGTTACCAAGCTCCAGCTTAGCTTCTTTTAAGCTATCAAATACCATGGGCACTTCGTTGTTGTCATCATCATATTCATGCCATGTATTAGTCCAGCCGTCGCAAATTGTATACTGCTCTACTATATATTTATTCATGATTTATACTCCAGTTCATAAGATAATATTTTAAAATCGTTACAAGGGTTATCCTTCATAAGCTCAACGAGTTCTGTTTCTTTTGCAGGTGCGTAGTAGAATATACGAGTATCAGGTACACCAAAGGTATCATATATCTCAAGGGTTTCTGCGTCATCATCATCATCTTGACATTCCCCGAAAGATATATAGTATCCATCTACTGTATCTCCATCATCAAATAAGATATTAACGTAAGCCCCTATTGGTTCTTTGAGTGTTAAGTGAAAATCAATCATCGCTACCCCAATCTTTAAAGTCTCCGCTTTTCTCATTGTCAAAATAGCCCTTCATATATACTGCTATCTCTTCAGGGGTTAAGTCCGTTACAGGCTCACCATGATAAGTGCCTTCAGGATAATAATGAGGCTTCATAGGTCTCCTATAATAACTATCTGCTGAGCCTCTATCGTATAGGCTACCATGTACTGCTAAAATTGTATCAGTCATTTTCTATGCTCCATTTTCCAGTGATATTGCCGTTAGAATCCCTTACTTTACCTTCTCGCACGCCTTGTGCTATTCTGCTTAATACCTGCTCAAGGTTTTCTCCTAGTTCCCAGCCTACATTCTCATAAGCAGAATTATCTAGGTTTATATCAATATTGAATCTCATTTTAATCTCCTACTCTTATGAATTGAAAATGGTCTTTAATAAACTGATTGTCTTCATTGTCTATTTTATAATCAAAATATTTTATAGACTCATCAGCATTTAGTTGCACTTCTATAGAAGGGACAATCCAGTCAGGAGGCGTATCCGATACAATCTCCAGCATTATTTTATATGTATTCATTTTAACTATTCCAAGTGTTTAAAGTTTTATTCCTAAGCTTGGAGCATATAGCCTTATATACTTCTCGCTTGCTTTTATAATACTCATAATTATGACAATCAGGGCTAAAATTCCTCCAAGTGTTATCCTCTTCATGGTCTAGAATAGCTACCATAAGGTTATGACGTGCGTAGTGGTCTCTGAAGCCTCCTAGATTGTAATGCGCTATGAATCCATTGGCTAGATAGAGATACTTATATCCTGTCCGATTGAGAGCGTTGATATCATAGCAAGCCTTAACTACATTATTCACAATAAGACTTTTTTGCCTATCTGTTAGTGGTGCGATATCCATTTTATAATCCTCCAGTAGTTACTACATAAATTATTAGGGGTAAAGTAAAGCAGATAAGACCTAAGATACATCCTTGCAAAAACTTAACCATGATAAAATCCTCCTATGAATACAGTTTAAGACAATTTGACATTAAAACAATAGGGATAAACCCTAAGCCGTTACTAATTGAAGACGGATTACCTTAGCCATTTTTTTACCATGAGCAGGATAAGCGATAAGCGGGACGGCTTTATCATAGCAGGCTCTGCATCCGTTGCATTTACCTTCATTGGCATAGGCTTCGCATAACTTTGAAGCCTTTGGATAACTACTAGCATCATTCACGATAACGCTACCATGCACGCCTTGAATGAATATGCCATTTACTGAATCACTGGAAAATCTAACCATGACATTATCTAGAGCCTGCATCTTAGCGATAACGGCTTTAAACTTGCTAAACTTCTGCATTCTAGTAGGTAGCCAATGCTTAATCCAAGGCGTCAACGTCATGACCTGATAGATTTTCTCCGCTAAATCTAGAGAATACATGTCTCCAGAATCAAACCATCTAAAATAACGGCTTGAATCTAGAGCCTTGACCATGTCATGAATCCAGTCTTCCCGCTTCCAGTCTTCCTTATTCTCACTTCTAGGGGCTTTAACATTAGGATAATTGTAGTTCCCTGTGGTGGCATAGCATCCCTTGCATGCATCTACTAAGGAGCCGTCAGGCTTCTTACTTGCTGGACAAGTCTCCAAAGCCTGAAGAGACCATGAGAGTATCCCGTCCAGCTTGCTAGTTTTACTTAATCTAATCACTTGCTTCTCCTTAGTTATCAATCTATATATGTAATTTAGTGGCTATATATATATAAATCTATTAGGACATACCCTTAGTTGTGAAAATACAACGGAAGAGCTTTACGCCTATTTATAGGGGATAACTTAGCAGAAGACTAGGGAGAGAGTAGGAAGGATTCTATATAACTAATAGATATATAAGATGAGATATTGTCTTATCAATCTGTATATAGGAATAAGACTAGGGAGAGAAGGCTAAGTACTTGATTAGTATTCTATAGCGATAACGCTATAGTGAATAGCTATCGTCCTGCATAGCCTTAATAGTCTTACGCTATAGCCTTAATAGGTGAATAGCTGGAGACAATGAAGGGCAGCAGAGCTGGGGAGAATCCCTATAGATTCACAGGGCAGGGAGGGTCAAAAAGAATTATTATAGTTTTTATATAACGCTATTTATAACGCTGACATACTTTTTAAAAAAGGGGGTAGTATCTGCATAGAGAAGTCTAGGGAAGACTGCAGAGTTACTAGGCAGGGCTAACCTGTGCTCGGTAGCCTGTGGAAGATGTGCTCGAAGCACTGTGAAGGGCTGAGAAGTTCTCTTTGCCCTATAGTACTACATAGATAAAGACATCTTAGTAGCTACTTAGTAATAACCTTTAATAGTAAACTCTATAAAATACTTACTATACAGAAACTAAAAAGAACTACTAAGATACTATACAGTATATAATAGCATACATTTTTAGATTTGTCAAGTACTATCTTCATTGTCTTTATTGTCTCTTTTAGATTAGGGTTTTGTATCTCATAGTATACATAACGTAGGTATTTGTAAACAATGAGATACATTTTGTATCTTTTAAAATAATCCTTGACTTTTAAACAAAAGCATGTTATAATGACCCCACAAGTAAAGGAACGTATGACAAGGCGTAAAAAGAGAGATTTAAAAGCTGAAGGTAAATGGTGGTCGGATACTCAGAAACTTGAGGCTGCTACTACATTCTTAGCTTTAGGCAATGGCGCACAGACTGCTGCTGTCTTAGACATACCCTTAGCTACCTTTAATCGTTGGCGTTATGCTGACTGGTTCAAGAAGATGGTTGATGACCTTAAGTCTGAAGATAACTTAAAGCTCAATGCTAGGTTAACTAAGATTGTGTCTAAAGCTTTAGATGTGACTGAGGACCGCTTAGAAAAGGGTAATTATCAATATGACCCTAAGACCTCTGAGCTAATTCGTGTTCCTGTCAGTTTAAAGGATGCTACCAAGGTCGCTAATGATATGTTAGCTCGTAAGGATATCATTGAAGATAAGCCTATACAGGAGCAGATAGAGCGTACTGTAGACGACAGACTAGCTAAGCTTGCTGAACAGTTTAGAGCCTTTGCTAAGCCTAAAACAACCGAAAAAGATATTACACCTCAACCTTTGGTAATCGAAAATGGTGTCTGAAACAAAAAAACTTTCAATGAAACTGTGGCGTGAACGGAATAAAGAACACGTTAAACAGTATCAAAAAAAGTGGCAACAAGACAACAAAGAACTACACGCAATTGTTAAAAAAAATTGGGAAGAACAAAATAAAGAAAAACGGTCTGAACAGTATAAGGAATACAGGTTACAGAACAAGCCTAAAGTAAATGCCAAGAATGCTAGGCAACGTGCTTCAAGGACAACTGCAACAGCTTCTTGGGCTAATTTAGAACGTATAGAATGTTATTATTCCTTAGCAGCTATGCTGAGTAAGGAAAGCGGTGAAAAGTGGCATGTGGACCATATAGTCCCTTTACAGGGTAAAAATGTTTGTGGATTACATGTTCATAACAATTTAAGGGTTATCCCTGCTAAAGAAAACTTGTCCAAAGGAAACTATTTTGCCCCGCAAGGAACCACGTAACTACAAACAAGAATATAAAGACTACCATGGTACTGGGACTCAAAAGAAGAACAGAGCCTCCAGGAATGGTGCAAGAGCTGAGATGGCTTCTGCTGGTAAGGTCTCCAAAGGTGATGGTAAAGAAGTTGACCACAAGAAACCTTTAAGTAAAGGCGGTAGTACCGCTAAGAGCAACCTTCGAGTTGTAAGCAAGGCAGTAAATAGAAAAAAAGGTAATAGAACGAGTGGAGCTAACAAGTGAAGTCATTGAAGGTTTTAGTAACGCCTGTCTAGTTAAAAACTATGATTCGGCTACGGAGACCCCAGAATTCCACAGAGAACTGTGGAGCTTGTGCTGCCATAAAGACAAGTTTGTTGCTATTGCTGCTCCTCGTGGTCATGGTAAATCTACTGCCGTCACTTACGCATATTGTCTTGCAGAAGTACTATTTCGTAGGTCTAAGTATGTCTTGATTGTCTCAGACAGCTTCTCGCAAGCTGGTTTGTTCTTAGGTGATATTATTAAAGAACTCAGGGACAATGACGATATACATGGTTTATTTGGTAACATTGAGTTGACAAAACAAACCGAAGATGATATAATAGGTAAATTCGATGATGGTCATACATTTAGAATCCAAGCTAAAGGTTCAGAACAAAAGCTTCGTGGTTTGAAATGGCTGAACAAACGTCCAGACTTAATCATCTGTGACGATATGGAATCTGATGAACAGGTTCTAAACAAGGATAGACGTGAAAAGCTTCGTAGATGGTTCTACTCAGCTCTTATCCCTGCCCTGTCAGTTACAGGTAAGATTCGCATAGTAGGTACTATTTTGCACTTAGACTCCCTTCTTGAAAGGTTGATGCCTGAGTCCCAACTAGCCTCACTGGGCACTAAAGCTTTAAAGAATCTCATTACTGAAGATTTAAAGCAGTATACAAATTACAAGACTTCTTGGTTGTCCATTAAGTACAGAGCACACACAGATGACTTTAGTAAGATACTGTGGCCTGCTCGATGGAACAAGAAAGCTTTAGAAGAGCGTAAAGCTCAATACGTCGCACAAGGTTTGGCTGACGTATATTCTCAAGAGATGCTCAACGTACCTCTTGATGATGCTAACGGATTCTTTAAGAAGAGTGACTTCTCACCACTTAAAGACGAAGATAGAAAAAAGAATTTAAATTACTACATTGCTGCTGACTTAGCTATTAGTCAAAGACAACATAGTGATTACAGTGTTTTTGCTGTGGCAGGGATGGATGAAAATCAGCACTTGCAGTGTGTGAACATCATCCGTGACAGGATGGATGCGATGCAGATTGTGGAAACCATTCTTGCCCTCCAGCGAACTTACAACCCTGAGTTGTTTGGAATCGAGGCAGGTACAATCCAGAAGTCTATCGGACCATACCTTAACGAAGCAATGATGAAGCAGGACACATTTATCAACTTAGTTTTACTCAAGCCTTCTGGTGATAAGTTGAGTCGTGCAAGGTCAATGCAAGCTCGTATG